TGTTTTGAAGTTCGGCCATAGCCGCATTTTGTTTATACTGAGCAGATACTTGCTCTGCTTCTTTGATCTTAGGATGATTGCTTATAGCTCTTTCGACTGCCTTGTCGGGATCAGAGAAAAAGTCTACTTCTTCTTCAGAAGTTTGTTGCGGTGCTTCTGTTTCAGAGAGTTGTGTCTGTATATAGTCATCAACAACTTTGCGTAATTCACCTACTTCCGAACTTTGTTTACCTAAGAGTTTCTCAGCTTCTTGGTGCATACGCACTATATCCGCTGTACTCTTACCTTTATATTTATCAGGAATTTCCTGTTGTTCGGGTTCTTGTGTAGGTTCTGCATTTACAAGAGGTTGCTCTACTGGAGGCTCTTGTTTAGTTATGTCTGTTACGCTTTCAGTTTCAGTTGTATCGTCTAAAGGTTGACGCTCATCTATTAATGTTGCCATTATTAAACTCCGTGAGTAATCTCATTATGGAGGTGTATTGTATGTAAGGGTTCGGTTAGGAGTTAGCCTTACGCTCTTTTTGAATCTTCCTTTCGCGGTCTCTCGCCCATTTCATGGTAGCACCTGCAAAGTCACCTGAAAGAGGGTCTAAAAGACTACGAACTGGAGAGATTATTCTATTAGCTGTCAGTGAACATTCAGGACATTCTATTTCAGTAGCTTTAGAATCTATAAGCTTTTCAGTAGTATGTCCGTTGTCGCATCGGAAGTCGATCATTATAAACATTTTAGTTTACTCTTCTTCAGCTTGTCTTTGAGCTATTTCTAACTGTGTTTCAATATTTAAGACACTGTATATTGCAGAAAGTTGTCCTTTGCGAAATGAAAGGTCTTCTCCATCTTTACAAGCTTCTATTGAATTAATTCTTTCTACGTCCTCAGTAAGGTCAGATATAAAGGTTTTCCAACCTTCAGTCCTGAACATTTCCTCATAAGAACGATAGAACTTTTCAAGCTCTTGTTCATTCATAAACTGTTTCTCCTTTAGGACAGTTTAAATTAAAAATATTAAATACATAACATAGTTATATTATAGCACGTATTGGTCTGAAAGTCAAGAACTATTTTCTATATTTTGATGTTTTTTTAGCTTTGTTTTTACGGTAGGTCTTAGCCCCTGCATCGTTTCTAAGAGTCTGTATAGCCGCCTTAGCTTGTTTAGCGTTTAAAGGCATTGCTCTTGCTCTTTTAGCCACAGGTTTTGCTTTTGGCGTAGCTTTCTTCTTTGCTGGTGGTCTTCCAACCTTACTTCCGTATGTACCCTCACCTTGTGGCATTGTATTCTCCTACCATTTAGATTTATTAGCCCAGTATGCCGCAGACATTTTGCCTTTAGCAATATTTTTAGCGTGTCGTGCTTTAAAAGATTTACGTCTTGCTTTTTCCGATGCAGTCTTTGGATTCTTACCTGCACCTGAAACACCTTGCTGTCCATAGCGAATAGTCTTTACCTTATCTCCTTCCTTAGCTACAACTACATGACTTTTGGTAGCATGATTAGGAGTTCGTTTAGGTTTGTTAAAACCGCTAACTCCTGCCCTTACCAATCTAGGGTCTTTAGCCATTAGTACGTCCTCTCTCTTTAATTGCTACTTCTCTTTCTTTCAGTAACTGATCGGAAACCTTAAGCCTTCTTTCAAACTCGCGGTCATCGTCACTACCTTCTCGTATATTAGTAGTGATTGCTTTAATCTTGTCAATCTCCAACTCTTGAGGGATAGCTTGAGCTTCAGTAGCAAGCTTCTGCGCTCGTGCCTGTGATTCGATAGCTTGTCCTTCTAAGGCCGCAGTCTGTGACGCTTGGAATGCCAACTGTGATTCCTGAGCCGCTTGTTGTGCTTGTTGTGCTTCAGGATCAGGCTGATTAGCTTTTTCAAGAGCCGCTATAAGTTCCTCACGATTACCTACGTTCATGTTATCAATGATAGACATAATAAGCTGTGAATACATTGGAGTTTCAGGTGACATGGTTTGTAACAACTGTACAAGCTGTGTAACTTCGTACTCACGCGCAATAATGCCTAGTGAACTGGAAGTATGGAACTTGTAGTCAGCAACAGGATATGCTTCAGGATTAAACTGCATATATCGGTGTGCGGCTTTAGTTACAAAAGGAATCAGGAAAGATTCTTGGAAGTTAATTAAAGTTCGCTTATGACGCTTAATGATAGCGCCTAAGCTCATAGAGATACCTGCGGCAGTGGAATCACCATTGATTGATCCTGAGATACCTGCGGAATCAACAGCGCCTGTAGCTGTCTGTACCATACGCTGTAAAGCGTCAGCCTGTGCAAAGCTAATTTGACTTACATTGCCAAAGTTAAATGGTTGTATAACTTCATTAGGCGCACCGTTAGTTAAGATAACTTTACCTGCACGTACTTCAGGTCTAGCGCCTCTAGGCATCCTTGTAGCGTCCATAGCTAACATAGGGTGTATAGTAAGCGCAAGAGCGTCAATTCTAGCTCGTATTTCAGCGTCTAACGCCTTTTGTGAGTTATATCCTTTCTCACATACCCCTCTACCCCAAAAACGGCTAGGAACAACATCCCAAGGGAATGCTATAATAGGTCTATCACCCATCATATAAGGATTAGATTCCGCTTTTAGCAAAGTGCCATCATTAGCAATTACAACAATAGCTTCCACATAATAACTTTTACTTTCTTCATCATCATCAACTAATGTAGCTATTTCTTCCGCTTCGGATTCCTTTTGAGCCATCTCTAATAAATGTCTAGGTACTAAACCATAGTATTTAGTCAATCGTACTTTATCATCATCGTGTGCTACTAAGTCTTGATCTGGCTCTATGTCAAAATCAGGAGCCGCCATTGATACTTCTACGTTCCTATATATCCCTTGTTCCTGTAATTGCTCAACTAGATGTAAGGATACAAACTCATCAACAGCACAACCCATTGCTTCCTCTACGGAGGTAGCTAAAGGGTCTATTAGGAAGTTCTGAGGCATTACAGGACGGAGTTTAACACAAGTCTTTTCCGTTATGTTGACACCAACTGCTGTTAATTCGCCTCCCATAACAGGTTGGGTTGCAGGAGCCATTTCTTTTTCTTCTTCAAGGACAATCTCTGCAATACCTGTGCCAAATACAGCGGCATTTAGTAAACACTCAGCAACACCTTTACGTATTCTGTTCTTTTTGAAGTCTTTATACAAAGTTTCACGTAAAAGTGAGATGTCTCGCTTCTCTTTATCGTTTACATCGTCCTCAATGTCAAACCAACGGCCTCGACCAAAGGTTGCTTCCTCTAATTCAGCAACTGAAGACTCTACCGCTTGTTGTAGGGCAGGACTAATAATTCGAGAACGCTCTGAATCTCTAGTTTTGTCTAAGGAAGACCACTGTCCTCTCCATAACCGATAGTATTCGTCAAATTTAGATGAATAATTAGTATCAAAGTGATCACGCCATCCTTGACATTTATTGATTACCCATCCTTCAAGTGTTTGTTCTAGTACAAATTGATCTTTTTCTTTATTTAGCATATTAATACCCTGCGTATGCGTCTAATAGTTGATAGTCTTCTTCTTCAAAGTCCGATGTGTATGCTATGTTAGCTAATTGATCTATGTAAGCTAATGCATCAATTAAATCATCGTGTACTAATTGATTAGGAAACTGAAATAACTCATCAAGGAACTGACTGTTCCATTCTCCTTTGTTTAAGGAGATTGTACCATGTTCAAACCTGCCTTGTAAAGCCCAAACAATTCTGTCGGTTTTCTTTTTATTGCCGTGGGTAAGCTCGTCCACTCTAAAAAACCGTTGATTCTTTTTCATGTAGTCGCTTAAGTATGGAAGTACAGCGTTCTTTAATGCTCCCTTCTCTATACCTACTGCTACAGGTTGGTAGTCTCTGACTGCTTGGAAGATTCTTCTGGCAGTCTCTTGGACACCCCAACGCCCATGTACAATATTAGCAACCCACCAGCCTTCTTCGTTCGCTTTAACAATAGCGATAGCCGTTTGGTCAAGTCTTTTTGTCTTCGTTGTAACTTTAGCGACATCCGCAAAACCCGCCAAGTCAACCGCAATGTAAAACTGACCTTGTTCAGGCTCTTCCTCAGAAAATTTAATATATTCTTCTTTAAAAAGTTCACTACCTTGAGCCTCAAAGGATGCCATAAACTCCTGACGGAAGGAAAAAGCTGACATAGACTTTTGAGCCGCTTCAATCTCTTCAGGGTCTAGCAATGGGTTATCATAGCTTGTAAAATGAAAACCTGCAAAACTAGGATCATCAGATACACAAGCGTATGTATATAGTTCATAAAAGTGATTACGTCCCATAGGCGTACCTATAAACAACGCATCACCCTTTTGGTCAGCCAAGGCAGGTCTCAGTATCTGCTCCCAAACCTCTGGCTTCATGTCAGCGTACTCATCCATTACTAGGAACTTAAGGCTGACACCCCTCATTGTCTCTGGTCTATCTGCACCCTTTAGGGCAATTACAGCACCATTAATGAGTTTAATCTGTAGGTTATTAACGTGGCTAGAGGCTATAACGTTATGTCCTAACTCTAGTAGCATCTGCCACATAATGTCCCTAGCCTGTCCCTGTGTAGGGGCAACGTAGAACACATGGCCTTTGGTATCACTAAGGGCGCGGAGTATTAACATCCATGCCGCTAGTCTACTCTTACCTGTACGTCTACCTGCGGCTATAACTTTAAATCTTGTTTCGTTGTTATATACTTTCTGTTGCCACGGTAGAAGAGAGACATTTAAGTCCGTCAACTATAGCACCACATTACAGGAGACTCACCAACGTCCAACTTGCGGATGTCAACATGGACAAAGCTGTCAGCAACTCCGATACCGTTGAACCCCATCGCAGTGGCGTGTTTAACGATGTCATACCTTTGCTGAGAATTCTCAGTCCTGATGTCACAGGCGATACCTTGTGCGTGAGTTCCTGCAACTTTTTTCTTAGCCTCTATGGGGTGACTAGGGTCTCTGTAACCACTAGTGATTATAAACGGAAAACCACATACATAACGTAGGTGATCTAATTTGGTTAGGAACTGATCGTCAATCTTATTCTTACCTGTGTACTGACAGGCAAACTCTTCCCTGTTAAAGTATCTTAACATATCATTAATGTTATTAATCATTGACAACTTCTCCCTCTAATGGGTCTTGCTGTTCATTACCAGAAATAATAGTGGTTTCACCACCTACTCCAGTGATAGAGATGTTGATAGCACTACGACCACCACTACCTCCTTTCTCCTTTTCAAAGTAACTGATAGGTAACATCCTATCCATTACCAACTTCCATGCCGCTGACTGATTCTTATGATCGTTGTCAAGAGCTGCATCAAAGATTGCATCCATCACTTTGCGTGACTTTGGGGACGCAAGCATCCTAGCTTTATAGTCGTTGATGATTGAAGCATCACCTTTGGGGCGACCTACCCCTTTTCTATTACCTGTTGTTTTAGACACTACAGATTTCTTTGGTGGCCGACCCTTCCGCTTCGCGGCAGTGGCTGACCTATCTATTTCTTTACTCAAAGTATTCCCCTTAGTTATCTTAAGGATACTTAAGTAGAGTTTAGTTATTTTCTTTAATTATTAATAAAAGTAAAATACTTTAGTTTACTTAAGGTACTTAAGGCGCGGATGGTTTCCTTTAACTGCTTTAGTATACTTGATATTATAGCACAGATCAGTCTAAAAGTCAAGCATTATTTTCTATATTTACTAAATTATATTGAGTACACCCAAGCCCCTTGTGTGTCAACCTGTGTGTCCCTTAACTGCTTGTGTCAAGACTAGGGGGCCACCTGTGTTTTCCTTATGTAATTCAAGGACTTAGGTATACTTAAGGATACACCCCTTTTTTCCTAATTTACTCCTTTTTTGTATGCCAGAGGGTACTGTAACAATCCTGCGATAACCCGCGGCCCCCCCGCCCCCAAAGTTATCCACAGGTTATACATTAGTTATACATGAGTTATCCACGGCCTGTGCATAAGTTATCCACAGGTTATACACAAGGCTCCATGTTGGCACGGGTATTGCATGGGTAAAGTGTGAGTATGCCATAGGATACCTATAGCCACATATTGGCATGACTATTGCATGACACAAGCACACACAAGTTGGCATGGTTATTGCTACGCGTACACGCGCATATATAAAGGTATACTGTAGTCATGCACTAGGCGCATATAGTTTTGACAGGTCATGCACAATGAGCATTGTAATCTGTCGATCAATTTGATAGTATATGCATACATTCATTTATATAGGTATATACACATGGCTAATACACATACGACAATCAAGCAAGCTAAGGCACTCGCGGTTGAACTGGTGGAAGGTACTGCTGTAAAGACTAAAGTCACCGACATAGTAAGCGAGCTTTATAACGTTCACATTGCTACTGGCAAAGGTGCAGAGAAGGTACTGGTTGCACTCTGGGAGGGTTGCGCGGTGGATAAGGCATCGCTTGCAGTGATTCGGTCAATCTTCAATAGAGTCACTAAGCGTATACATAAAGAGTTAGATATAGACAAACGCGCTATGGTTGTCAAAGATAGCAAGCTAGTCGAAGCACAATTACGTGGCGCTAGCAAAGGCACTGGCAATGGTGGTGGTGAAGGTGAAGGCGATACTGGTGAAGCGTCTACAGGTGCAAGTGTAATAGCGCCTAATGGTAAAGCACTATCACCAGTCGAAGCACTAGCGGAAGCAGTCTTTCAACTATCGGCATACGCTGAGGAACTAGCCAAAATAGAACAAGATAGTGAACTGTCACAATCAATTATAGATGTTGATCTCTCTCTATGTCAGATCAGAGAGAAATTACTGGAAGCACTAGAACCACTAGACAAAGCGGCATGATAGCTATACACTAGATGCCGTTAAATACTAGCGGCATTTATGGGTAGAGTTATAACAAGTTACAATTATTGGAGCAATACAGCATGATTAAATTGTCAGAGATAGAAAACACTACGTTGATAAATTCAACGGCCAAACAATGGTCTATTGATAACCTAGACTACTTGAATAAACCTATGCGGTTTTTCGGTAGTAGTCTAAAGGTAGAAAAAGGCGCGGATAAATACGATACGTATGTCATGTATCTACAACCTGCAGACAAGGTAGCCACAGAAACACTATGTAGTTTTGCTGATCTAGCAGGATGCAAAGAACCTTGTCTCATATCTAGCGGTCAATTGGGAATGAGTGTTGGTCAGAATGCGGCAACTAAGCGCACCATATTAATGCTATTACGTCCTAAGCTATTTGAGAGTGCTTTATTGTCAGAGATTGACAAAGCGGAACGCAAAGCATTAAAAACTGGCATTCCTGCACTATTTAGACTAAATGGAACCAGTGACCTAGATTTCACTGCTATCATGGTACAGCGGCCTGACTCTATGTTTTACGACTACACCAAGATTTTAAGCAGAGTCCGTAAAAATTCACTGGCCAACTTTGATCTTACATTCAGCGGCAGTATGTACAGCCCACAAAGTAAGGCCGCGCTACGCAAAGCAGTAGGCGCAAAGCATCGAATCGCTATGGCGTACAATACTAAAGGTTTAGCGGATGATGGCTTACAAATCAACCACAGTCTGAAATCATTTGATACCACAGACCTACGCCATTTGGATGATAACGTGGTCGGAACATTGACGCGCAAAGGTAGCAATAAAAAGGAACGCGCACACGATAATCTAAAACCTAACTCATTCTTTGTGACTAGCGCAAATGTCGCAGAGTTTAATGACATCATAGCTATCGGAGGATAATACAATGAAAAAGGCATACGAGCATTTTAGTGACGAACATATGTACCTTGATTGGGTGAATAATTTCCTAACTGTGGCTAGATTCGCGGAATATTACGAAATGAGCGAGGAACAAGCGATTGATTTAATTCAGCGTATGGAGATAAAGTAAACACCACAAAGTCTATGGTTTGCATTCTTAGACTTTCTAGTGTTTATTAGTAGGGTAGCATAGCCTAACCCATGAAATAGGCTTAGAATGGATTATATGAGGTTT